AACCGTATATTGAGCACCATATTTGTTGTTGATCAATATATCTTTACCTGTGATTAGGTTCTTCAGCTTGGCGCTGTGGTCATCACGATCAGAGCTTGGCTCATTGATAACTACAAAGATCTTACCTTTCATAACGCCATTAAAGTTAGAGAAGAGATCATCTGGCCCGAGTGTAGCAGCAGGAGCATTCTCACCAAGGCCAAGCATTTCGGCTATAAATTCAGGAATAGCAGACTTACCCATACCTTCCATGTCGTGAACAAATTGTGGAGTTGTATTATTTCTTCTCCATGGGTATTGAATAACATTGGCCACCCAATCATGCCAGTAATTTACAAACTCAGGCTCAGCTTGAAAGAAGTAGTTGCAAAACTCAAGATAAGGTGATAAGTCACCTGGGATTGGCTCATGAGCCCAATCTTTGAACAGGTTATACTTCTTATCAGGCGTTATTTGCAACCCTTGATGCTCAGGAAACATGCCAACCTGTTCAAGCTTGCAGCAGCGTGGCCACTTTTTATACTCATCAAGTAATGGAATATCCTTGGTAGTAACATTGCCTTGCCGATTCGTATTGGTTTGAGTGAAATACTGTTGGGCACTATCAATCTTAGCTTTATTCCAATTTAGAATAAGACCATCCTTAAGCCGAATCACATCACCATTGAACAGTGCGTAATGGGTCTTGAATTCATAAAGCTTGGTTTCCATGGTATCTATACCATTCATCACAATAGATGTCGTAGTGAGGACACTGGCAATACTACCGCCACTTAAAAGATGATCATCAATAGCATACTTGGATCCTGGGCCTGGGCCAAAGCGCCCAACTCTACAAAGATGGACGACTGCGCCCAGCCCTCGTAAAGTGACAGCCAATTTAGTTTCAGCCATTCCAACTTGCTCATTAGGTTCGCCATCTTCTTCTTTTCCATCATAATCAAATACAATATAAACAATACGATGCTTTTCTTGGAAGCTGGTTTTACGTTTCCAGACGATCTTCATAAGATCAGAGTGTAAAGGTAGACCAGATTTGTCAGTCCAACTTGTCACACCAGCTAGGCCAATGGTTGCGTAGAGGGACTGATCAGCGGTAATTTGCTTAGTAAGCTGCCAAGACTTGAATTCCCCTTCAGTGATGATAATAGGTATATCCACATCCTGAGCTACCTGTTTCCAGTTTATGGTAGGGGGGAAGTAAATATGTGAGCCGGATGCTCGAGCCTGAGAGTACTTCATTTTGCTCTTTGGGAAGAGCAATCTAACTCGATTGAAGCCGGTAGGTTGACCTGAGAAGTCATAATATGGCAGCTTTACCGACCACTCTTTGGTATGGCCAAGTAGATCGAATGTTTGCTCTGGTGTAAGCAATTCAAGCCCAAGAGTTGTAGAATCTTGATCATTGAACTGCCTATCAGAGAGGAAGCTGGTATATAATTGCTCAGGTGACGTTGTTTGGGCGGCAAAACCAGATGACATTGAAAATCCTTGTAGTGAATTAAGGCTCTCTATTGTGCAGATAGAGGGCCTTATTTTTTTATCCAATAATTGCGCAGCTCAGGTTTGCTCATTCAACAATCAAGAGTACGTAATTCAAATGTATAGGCCGCCAAGTGGCAGGCATATGGCTCTATTATATTCATCATCCATTGTACATGGATGAAAAATTTTTGTAGTATGTCTTTCTGTGCTGTTGATCATTGAAAGGAACCTTATGTCTCAATTGCTTAGCATCATCTTTGTACTTTTTTGTGGCGCCATCATATGCGTATTTGCAATTGCGTGTTTTATCCACGCCTGTTTGGCTTTAGATGCAAGAGAGGATAGATCATGAAGCTGCAAACATTTAAGGTAGGCGATATTGTGGTTACAGAATCTTTTGTGAATGCAACCATGTATCGTATTCTCGATATTATTGAGGATCAATTTGAAATAGCCGTAGTAAAGATAGATGGGAATGATATACCTGATGGCATACATCCTGCATCTCATTTCTTTCATCTCAACACTAAACAAAAAGAGGAAAACAAGGCTAGACTCAAAACCTATTGGGCAAATAAACAAAGATGAAACTGCCCGCATTGCTGAAGAAGCTGGTTTTTATGGCTTCGATGGCGATAACAATAAGCGCTTGCTAGAATTTGCCAATAAAGTCGCAGCAGCAGAGCGCGAAGCGTGTGCGAAGTTGTGTGAAGAAATGGCCAGCTGGCATAGCGAATTAGTAACTGCTGCATATGAAACTGCTGCTGACGCTATTCGCGCAAGGGGGCAGGGATGACGAAAGAGGACATTATCAGCATGTATGAAAAAGCTAACGGCTGGAGTCCAGAAGGATTCGATAATACTGTTAAGGAACTTGAAAGCTTTGCCAGATTAGTCGCAGCAGCAGAGCGTGAAGCGTGTGCAGTCTTGTGTTTTAAGATGTGGAACGATTGGATGGATGACGAGTCCATAAGCGAACTTAACCGTCCTGACGCAGAAGATTGCGCTCACGCTATTCGCGCAAGGGGGCAGACATGAGCTATATAGTTGCGTCGTTGCCACCTATCAAATGTTTTGTGCGCAAAGAGTTTTTGTATAACCATACCAAAGGCCATGGTGAATTAGAGCCTGCTATATGGGTAAGCATTAAGGCGTTACGCGGCCAAGTATTTCGTATTGAATCCTTATTACCTAACTATGGAGCCTTGTACGATAAGCTACCTATACATGCATATGTGTGGAAAGCAGATCACGGTGATCTACCTGTTGATACTCTACAGCTATGGGATTGTATGGGGTATCGCTTTACTGTTATAGAAAAGATTGGCTTGCGCAATTTAGGAGTAAAGTTCTTAGGCAAGGATAAAGAATGGCACCATGGTAGGTACATGTTTACTGTTGACTTTTGCGCCGATGGTATGGACGTAGATACTGGCTTTACTGAACAGGCTGAGGAGCATAAAAGCTTTAACTTTATACGCTTAGAAAACGGCCAGTTTGCTACGCAACCAAACAATAGATGCTTATGGTATGACCAAAGCTTGATACCGTCAGAGGTTAAGTTTCCTGACTTCCAAGCTGCATTAGATTTTTATACAGTTGATGGCACCCGTAAATGGAGTGCAGGTGATGACTGGTTCTATGACATAAAGGAAAAGAATGTATGAGTAAGCCATGGGAAATTAAAAGCGATATCTACGACCGTAAATATTGCTCAAGTTGCAGATTCCATCGACCTCTTGAAGGTGGTGAGTATAAGGCAACCAAGTCAACCAAGCGGTGGGTATGTAATCTTTGCTTTAATAAAGCGCATGCTGCAGGCAAACAAACAGCACAATTTGCAGAGGCATAAATGGGTGCGCGTCAAACTGAAGTATACGAAACTAACGAGCTGTTTAAGTATCTGAAAAAAACCTACAAATTAAAGAGCGATCAAGCCTTAGGTAGATGGTTGGCAGCCTCTGCCCCTACCATTAGCCGCATATGTAATGGTAAAAAAAGCCTGACTCCTAAGATGATCTTGTATATTTATGACAATACTGACCTCAAAATTGAGGAGATTAGGACACTTTTTAGGCAAAAGATTCCTAAACAACAATAAAACATGCATCTTTTTTAAAAATTTATGCATCTTCATGTTTCCAAGACGAAAGATTGATGTATTATTCTCATGTAGCACATTTTTTTAAACTGAACATTGAAAGGAATACATCATGGCTCACATGCTTGCAACCACCGCATCCGGCAAAGCCGCAATGGCATACGTTGGCGATACACCTTGGCACGGCCTTGGTCAGTTATTGACCGCTGAAGCATCACTTGATGTTTGGGCTGAAGAATCTGGCCTTGACTTCATGATTGAAGCTGCAGACGTTAAGTTCTCCACTCCTGATACTGGCTGGAGCAAATCACAAACTCTTCCGTATGCTGGTAAGAAAGTTCTTTACCGCACCGATTCTAACCTGCCACTGGGTCTGGTCTCAGATCGTTACAAAGTTGTCCAACCAATGGAAGTACTTGAATTCTACCGCGACATGGTTGGTAATATAGCGCACCTTGAAACAGCCGGTGTACTTCGCAATGGCGCCCATTACTGGGCCTTGGCTAAGATGGATGGCGAGTTCAACATTGCAGGCGATAAGGTTGAGCAATATCTCCTCTTGGCTTCAAGTTGCGATGGCTCTCTGGCCACTCAAGCAAGATTGACTTCGGTTCGTGTGGTGTGCAATAACACTTTGCAACTGGCTGCTAGTGATCGTAGTGGTAGCGTAGTTCAGGTACGTCACAACTCGGTATTTGATGCTTCACAAGTACGTTGCAAACTTGGTGAGTTTAACGACGCTTTCAAAACTTTCGAGCATACAGCCAAGTACCTTGCCTCGATCAAATTATCAAGCGCTCAAGCTCAGTCAGTCTTCACTAAGATTCTCGGTGGTGATAATAAGAAACCAAGCCGCGCTGCAGCTCGAGCACTGGCTCTTTTCGAAGGCTCAGGTATCGGTGCAGAGCTCGAATCTTCCAAAGGTACTGCATGGGGTGCATTGAATGCTGTAACTCAGTTGCTTGATTGGGAAACAGCTCGTACTCCTGATGCCCGCATGGCCAATGCTTGGTTTGGCGGCGGTGTTAATGTAAAATCCAAAGTTGCTGAAGAGCTGTTGGCTCTTGGTTAAATAGGTGGCGGGGGCAACCCCGCCTTTTTGATTATTGAAAAGGAAACATCATGCATATTACTACTACCCCCAACCCCAATGTTCGTATCGTCTCTCATGGCGACCCCTTCAACAATCCAGAAGATCTGGTTGTCGAAACTTTGAAAGATGGTGAGTGGGTTCGTTATCGTGGTTTCAACACGTTCTCAAACGACTATGCTTACTCCAATGCGCATGACGCAGTTCAAGAAGCCATTGCCAAGCTTAAGTGAGGAGACTACCATGACCATACCAAAGACCATCTCTCTGTACCAACTGGATTCACTGGTGCATGCTCTGGATGACTACCTTGCCATCACATTGGATGAACATTATGAGCACAACAGGCTCATGACTTCTGAGTTCAAATCAGCTCGTCAAAGACTGTTATCAGCTTATCATCCTGTTGAAGCTAAAGTCTGGGCCATCAAAGCTTTTGACGAAGTTCCTGTTACTATCGAGTAAGTTGGTGTATATTTGCTAGGTAGTTCACTTGTCCACTAGTTGTTGATTATTGAAAGGTAGCCATGAATATCTTCTATCTCCACCGTTTAGCCCCTGTTGCCGCAGCCATGCATTGCGACAAACACGTAGGCAAAATGCTTATCGAATCTTGCCAATTGCTGGCAGCATGTCATCATCATTATGGCAATGGCCACAACGTATCGTACAAACCTACGCATGTTAATCATCCATGCGCTGTCTGGGTTCGTCAATCACGTTCACATTACGACTATGTAGCATCCTTGGCCTTGTACCTTGGCCGCGAATTCTACATGCGTTATGGCAAAAACCATAAATCACGTGACGTCCTTATGACAGAATTGTTTCATGCCCCTACAGCTTTATACGATATGCCACAAACATGGTCTAACCCACCATTAGCTATGCCTGACGAATTCAAATCAAACGACCCTGTCGAATCTTATCGTCGTTATTACGCCTCAAAAGCTGCAACCATGTCTTTAGTTTACTACCGCGGTGAACGCCCCGGCCCTATCTGGCTCGAGGATCTTCTCAACCAACAACATGTATTGGAAGCTGTATGACTACGTTTGATAAAGTTGGTCACTTTAGAAAAGCCATGGGTTTACCTGTGTCTACTTTTCCCGGGCTACTTCCTTCTAATCAAGCATCTTACTTTGTACGATTCATGATGGAGGAACTATCTGAATTCATGAGGGCATGCGAGGATCATCATCTTGTTGATGCCACTGATGCTATTGTGGATTTAGTTTATGTTGCCCTCGGTTGTGCTCATGCCATGGGTGTGCCTTTCGATGAAGTATTTGAGGCAGTACATAATGCCAATATGCAAAAGAAGCCGGCAGATGCAGAGCATCGCTCTGTTCGAGGTAGCCAATACGATGTAGTTAAGCCTGAAGGTTGGGAAGCACCTGAAAAAACAATTGAAGCTATTTTATTGAGAATACGACATGAAAATCTCGGAATTAATTGATATGTTTGTAGCCGCTAAAGCTGAGAAAGAAGCTTTGGCAGAGCAAGCCAAAAAGATTAATGAGCGTATGGCAACCATCGAGGCTGACATCATGGCTCTTATGTCTGCAACCGGCATTACACAGGCAGCATCTGATAAAGCAAGTTGCACCATGAGTGAGAAAAAACATCCTGCAATTGAGGATTGGAATGCCTTTTACGCTTATGTAGCAGAAACAAAGCAGTTTGAATTGCTTCACAAAAGATTATCCTCTCCTGTGTTCCGCGATATGTGGGAAGCAGGTGAGCATATACCCGGCACTAAGTCAACTAGTGTTTGGGAATTGTCCGTTCGTCGCAAATAACTTGTTAAGGAGTATAGCATGGCTAAGAATCAAAACGCAGTAGCACTATTTGAAGATCAACTGGCAGCAATGGCTAGTGAGAACGTTAAGGCTGAGCAATCAGGCTTATCAGCAACTTTCTTATCTACTAAGAATGGTGTCCTTACTTATCGTAATGACCCTATTAGTGGTAATAAGTTGGCTTGTATAATTTTGGCAGCCCCTATTGAACGTCTTTATTATTCTGATCGTTATGACCCTACCAAAGTGGTTGGACCAAAATGCTTTGCAATCTCACCAGTCGCAACCGGAATGGGACCAGCATCAACAGCAGAAGCACCACAACATACAGACTGCGAAACCTGTCCACAAAACCAATGGGGTAGCTCACCAACCGGTGGCAAAGGTAAAGCCTGTCGTGAAACCCGTCGACTCCTCGTCCTTCCAGCCGATAGTATTACCACTGCGGAGTCTGTGGCTGCGGCAGAGGTCGCGGCGCTTCGACCGCCGGTAACAAGCATTAAGAACTATTCCAATTATGTACAAACTATTGCAGCAACTCTTAAGCGCCCACCTTTGGCTGTGGTTACTGAGATTGCCGTAGTACCAGACGCCAAGACTCAATTCAAGGTTACCTTTGGCATGGTAAAAGCTATTGAGGATCAGGCTGTTATTCAGGCGCTTATCAAGCGTGCGCAAGATGAAGTACAGCGTGCAATTGAAACAGTAGGCCAAGCGGATGATAGCGCACCTGCAGCTGCGGTTGCAGAATCTGATCGTTTCTAAGTTTACGGGGGAAAGCGAATACTGTGGCTGCTCCGTATAAGCCGTGGACGCTCTGGGTAGCGCCAGAGAGACAGAAGCAGCGAGTACCCCACCTTTTTTTGGAGGCCTTATGGCATTCGTTAATGTTGAAGTTGAACTGGATGAATTCACAGATGAGGAAATTCTTGAAGAAGTTCGCCTTCGTGATCTACATGATACTAATAGCAAAAATTGCAGGCTGCTGTACGATATATATGTTACACACGGTAAAGAAGAATTTTACGAAGCAGCAAAAAAACTTGTAGAAAATTCTACCGGCCGCATAATGTTATAACCACCACATTTGATATAGGCAACCATGCAACCTATTTTTCTTGATTTTGAAACCGAAGGCATTGAGGCAAGGCCTTTATACCCACCAAAGCCAGTAGGCTTGGCTGTGTATGACCCTATGGGGCAATTTGCTGATGGCTACTTTGCCTTTGGCCATGCTATTGGTAACAACACTACCTTTGAATCCGTACAACGTATGATGGGAGAAATGTATGCAACACATAGACCGCTTTGCTTTCATAACGCCTTATTTGATCTGGACGTTGCTGATACTCACTTTGGCTTGGGCATCCCCGACGCATCTAGGTTACACGATACCCTCATTCTTGCTTTTCTCAACGATCCACATGTACCTTCATTATCGCTCAAAGATCTCGTGGTCCATTGGAAACTCGACACCCCAGACGAACGCGATGAGCTTAAAGAGTGGATTATCGCTAACGTCCCAGAAGCTAAACGAAAAAAGTCCCAATGGGGAGCACACATCAGCAAAGGACCAGTCGAGCTGGTAGGTCGCTATGCTAAGGCTGATGTACGGCTTACCGCAAAGCTTTTTGAGTATACTTCCTCACAGGTTTTACCTGCTCAACAGGCGCCATATCTACGTGAATTGCAACTGATCCCCATGTTGCTTGAAAACTCACGGCTTGGAGTTCGAGTTGATGTCCCGGGTTTATCAGCAGCAAAAGAGCAAGCAGTAAAAGATATTGAGGCTTGTAATGTTTGGGTTCGTGCATTGTTGAATTCTCCTGAGTTAAATGTTGACAGCGATTCTCAGCTGGTTGAAACTATTTATCAATCGGAGTATTGGGACAAAAATAAAGCATGGCCTACTACAGATAAAGGCCAAAAGCAAGCAACCAAAGAAGCCTTAGAGGAGATGCTTACGCATGAATACCTTCGAGATGTCCTGCGGTATAGGGCAAATTTATCTACATGCCTATCAACTTTCATTGACCCTTGGCTTGCATCAGGAAGTTCTACGGGCAGGATCTATACCAATTGGAACAGTGTTAGAGGCGAGCGTGGTGGGACCCGGACCGGACGGCTCAGTAGTACTCCAAATTTTCAAAATGCACCCGTCAGATATCCCAAAGTAAAGATACCACCTGATCTACAGGTTGCAGACTTACCTTTAATACGTAGCTTTATTCTTGCAGATGAAGGCCATAAGCTGGTTGCATGTGACTTCAATGCTCAGGAGTTGCGTATCTTTGCTCACTTCGAAGGTGGTAACCTTATGCAACAATATCAGCAAGATGCTAGAGCTGATTTGCATACCTATGCTGCCAATATGATGACTCAAGCTAGTGGCCGCGAAGTAAGTCGTACTTACTCCAAAGGCGTATCTTTCGCTATTCTCTATGGCGCTGGGCCAAAGAAAATTAGTGAAATGCTTGAGGTAGATTATGAAATGGCCAAGACATTGATGGATGCCTACACCACAGCCGTGGCTCCGGGCCTCAAGTCAATGCAAGCAACCATGAGGACAAGGTATAAATTAGGTGAGCCAATTAAAACCATTGGCGGGCGTCTGGTAAAAATGGAGCCACCTAAAATTATCAATGGCCGTTTGCGTGAATTTGATTACAAAGGCGTAAACCTGCTGATTCAGGGGTCAGCGGCAGATCAGGCCAAGGCAGCAATGTTGTTGTACCAAAAAACAAGGCAAGGCAGTCGCTTGCTTTTAAGTGTACATGATGAGTTGGTTATCTCAGCTCCAGAAGATGGTATTGAAAGAGAAGCAGAATGTCTAACCAATGCCATGTGTAATGCATTAGCTATGGATGTCCCTATGGTTAGTGACTACAAAGTTGGCAACTCATATCAGGAAACAAAATAATGCGTAGCTTCTCTCACTCTTCGATTAAAACATACGAAGATTGCCCCTTCAAATATAAGCTTACTCGAATTGATAAGCTTCAAGAACCAACAGGTGATGCAGCGCAACGTGGTAAAGATATTCATACCACATTTGAAAATGCTATTGATCTACAACAAAAGCTTGGTGATGCATTTACTTATTGGGATGATTACATTGCCGAGCTTATTTTGAAAGGGGCAAAGAGTGAGGTACAGTTTGCGATTACGAAAGATTGGTCTCGCACTGATTTTCTTGCTGCCAATGCTTGGCTTCGCGGTATTTATGATGTGCTGTGGATTGATGGTAGCAGCGCTCATGTATTGGATTGGAAAACTGGTAAAGAACGCGACTACGGCGATCAGCTCCAGCTTTACGCAACAATCATAATGTCTGAGCATCCTGAAGTGGATGTAGTTACTACAGAAATATGTTATATCGATGCAAATAAGCGCCACAACTCTGATACTTTTACTCGCAATGACTACACTAAGTTAAAGCAATGGGTGACATGGCGTATTGCAAAGATTGAGAGTGACGACATATTTGCGCCAAAGCCTAGCAATAATTGTAGGTGGTGCCACTTCAGGAAAAATAATGGTGGGCCTTGCCAATGGTAACTAGGGCTCTCTTAGAACGAGATTTAGAAGCTTACTTTTCAAGACAATGCAAAAAACTAAAACTCCTCACTCTGAAGCTACATGTCCGCTTTGCAAGGGGATGGCCCGACCGGATCGTGGTGCTATCTGGTGGCAATACATTATGGGTAGAACTGAAGAGGCCCGGCGGCAAAGTGTCACCGCTGCAAGCAAAGATGCACAAAGAACTTCAAAGCCTCGGACATAACGTTCATGTGCTAGATTCAAAGGAAGGAATTGATCGTGTTTTGGGAACCTCATGAGTATCAAAAAGAAGCTGTAAAGTTTCTTATTAGTCGCGGCTCAGGTGCATTGTGGCTTGACCCGGGTCTAGGTAAAACATCTATTGTGCTATCGGCATTTCGTATTTTACGAACAAAAGGCCTTTGCAAAAAGATGTTGGTATTAGCACCATTGAGGCCTACCTATGCTGTGTGGCCTAGTGAGACTAAGAAGTGGGAGCAATTTGAAGATTACTCAGTAGGCATATTGCATGGCGCCAATAAGCAAAGAGTTCTTAAGCAAAACCACGATATTTACGTTATGAATTACGAAGGCCTTGGATGGTTATCATCTCAATTTAATGGCAAGGCTTGGCCTTTTGAAATACTGGCTGTGGATGAGATTTCTTATCTTAAGAATACGCAATCACAACGCTTTAAAACGCTTAAGCCTTTGTTGAATAAGTTTGATCGCCGTTGGGGCTTAACTGGCTCACCAGCACCTAATGGATTACTAGATATTTTTGGCCCTCAATACATCATTGACCAAGGTGCTACATTTGGGCCATTCGTTACACGATTTAAAAATGAGTATTTTTACCCAAGTGGCTTTGGCGGATACGAATGGAAGTTAAAGCTTGACGGTGAAAAGCGTATCTATGATGCCTTAGAAGGTAAGGTGCTTCGAATGGCAGCGCTAGACCATCTAGATTTGCCTGAGTTAACATACAACAATATTTATGTAGATCTACCTGAGGATGCTAAAAAGATTTACAAGAGCATTGAGGATGATTTAACGATTGATTTGCAATATGGCAATATTACTGCAGCTAACGCCGCTGTGGCTGTAATGAAATGCCAGCAAGTAGCTAATGGAGGCTCATACTTAGATGGAGAAAATAGAGAAACGGTCCACATTCACGATGCCAAAACACAAGCCGTTCGAGATCTGGTCGAAGAGTTGTCGGGTCAGCCTTGCATTATCGGTTATCATTTTCAGCACGACTTGGAAAGACTCAAAGCTGCGTTTCCTGAAGCTCCAATTATTGGTTCTGGCGTTGTTGGTAATAAACTCGATAAAATTGTTAGCTCATGGAATGCCATGGAGATTCCAGTTTTACTTGCGCACCCAATGTCTGCTGGGCACGGTCTCAATCTACAAGGCTCTGGCCATGCAGTCATCTGGTACTCCCTTACATGGTCTCTTGAAGTCTATGAGCAATTCATTCGACGTCTTTGGCGCCAAGGTCAGAAAAACCATATTGTAGTACATCACATTGTAGCAAAAGATACTGTAGATCTCGCAATTCTGTCTGCAGTAAGGCGTAAAGATAAAACGCAACAAAATTTGTTAAATGCTGTGCGTGACTACGTGCAACGTGATAAAATTGAAGCAGTTGTTGATAATTGAAAAGTATGAAAATGATTACCCACTTTATTTCACCACAAGGAGATTCTGCTATGTCAGAGGCTAAGACGCGTGCTCGCATTAATAAGCAATTAAAAATTAAAGTATTGGTTGAGGATAACCCAAAGCGTACCGGCACATTATCATTTGAGCGTTTTGCTCTATACGAAACAGGTATGACAGTTGAAGAATACGTTGCAGCAGGTGGTCGTTCAGGTGACATTGGTTATGACGTTGAGGCAGGCTATATTGCATTGGTGGAGTAATGAAGATCCTCATAACCGGCGTCACTGAGACGCATACAAATCATCCTCAACGTGCAAGCTCCACAAAGTTTGTATCTATTCCTGAATTGATGCGTAATGCGTTTGAACGCTTGGAGCATGAGGTTGATCATCGAGCCGTAGTTGCAGGTGAAGATCTTTCGATGTACCAAAAGGTTTTCATCTATCTCTACCCTGTAGACCATAATGCAGTTAATGTTGATGGCGCAATATGGGCTTTACAGCAACGCCCTGAAGCTTGGATTTGCCTTGATGATTGGTCTTTTCAAAAGTTACTCCCTACGTGGGGTGCTTTTGTAGATACCAAATTGCTTACAAGTCGTACATGGTTGGCACCATTATTTCCATGGGGTGACGTTAAAGCGATGGGTCTACCGGTTGATGATATACGTCATTGGGACCCATCATCGCTTTACTTTAAATTTGAGCAACCAAAAAGCAATTTCACAGTTTGGGATAAGAGGAAAACTGAATGGTACAACGCGTCATTATCGAAAGAAGCTCATGAGTGGGCAATCGCACAAGACCTTCAATGGCCTATTCATTCCGTGGGTGGAAAAGCATTGGGACAACCAAGGATTTTGGAATCACAGATTGTGTGGGAATACGGGACATATAAAGGTGTGCTTTGTCCTACCTACGCTCATGCCGGATGTGGATGGTGGAGGGTTCGATATTTGCATGCTGCAATCGCCAGATCTATACTCGGTAGTGATCCCAAAGAAACAGGCATGGTCCACCCGGCGTACGGTTACTCATTGAAAGAAATTGAAAAAATGAGTGATGAAGCAAGAGAATACTTGGCGTGGTTACAAGCTGATGCAATAGTGCAAAAGCTGGCGCCACTCCATGAAACGGTTGAAAAAATAAAAGGGTGGCTTACGTGATCATAATTTTAGAAGGGCCAGATGGTGGTGGCAAAACCACTTTATCTGAAAGACTACGACAAGCACTTAGTAAAGATCGTATGGCAACGGTCGTGAAGCATGGCCCTTACATTGGCATGTCGGCCGAAGATCTTTGCAAAACTTACTTCAGATCAATGTCACAAGCATTAACGTATGATGATCACGTTATTCTTGATCGTAGTTGGCTATCTGAGCCAATCTACGGCTCAGTATATCGAGATGGTTTGAATAGAGTTGATAAAGCAAGATGGCGCATGCTTGAGCGTGTGGCACTAACTCGAGGCGCAGTGGTTGTACATTGCCAGCCTGACTTATCACTATGTGTAGACACTTTCAAGCAGCGCAAAGGTATTGAGTATCTCGATAACACAGAACAACTTGGCGCAGTATATGAAGCATATGAAACCCTTCCACAGCATACATGCCTTCCAGTTGTGCATTATGACTATGAGAAGGATGCACTGGAGTCCCTAGTTCAAAATATTATGGATAGATCCACACCTAATAGGGCTTCTGGAGGCGGCAGTTTTAAGCCCGGTAACATACTTATGCTGTGTGATAAGGGCCCTAGGACAAATATCAAAGCTTCTGCAGCTGTAATACCTTTCATCAACTTCTTGGATGATGATGGCCCTAGTCGTATGTTGATAGAGACATTAGAACGTGAAGGGGTGCCTGAAAGCGATTTATATTGGATCAACACACAAACATACCAAGGTACGCCTACAAGCCCGTCCTTCATAAAAGATTTGCAACCAAGTAGAGTATTTGCGCTAGGCAATAATGCCTATGCTTGGGCCCTTAATAATAACGTTCAAGCATATAAGTTACCACCACCGCTGTACCACATGCAACATTTTGCACACCAACCCTACCACATTACTGAGAGTGATTATGGAAATACCGCTTATTCATCGTGAAGAAGAACTAATTTTGATTTACAAAGCCCTTGAGTATCAAGGCACACCAACCAGCCCAAGAGGAGAAGGCACAATTGAAATTCAAAATTTTTCGTATAGTGTTGCTCCTTTTGTTCGTTTCAATAATTTCGTGGGCCGCAGTTTCAATCTTAGTTATCTCAAGCGTGAAATGGCTTGGTACATTAAAGCAGACCCATTCGACCTCTCAATCGCAGAACATGCAGCGCAATGGGGCAAAATAGTTGCCAATGGAAAGCTAAATAGTAACTATGGCTCTTATTGGTTTGGCAAGTATGGCGTAAGATATATCGTAAGAACTTTGCAAAAAGATCCTATGAGCCGCCGCGCAGTCATACCTATGTATGGCACAGATCTTGACCACATGGACGAGGATGCCAAAGATGTACCTTGCACGATTGCCATTGAGTTTCGTCTACGGAATGGTAAGCTTCATGCAAGAGCTCTTATGCGTAGCCAAGACGTTTTATGGGGAATGGCTAATGATCTTCCTACTTTTTCGTTCTTACAAGAGATCATTGCCGTCTTACTTAACGCCGAAGTAGGCACATTAACTGTGTCAGTAGGCTCGTTTCATGTTTACGAATCACGCATCAAGATGTTTAAAGACATTATTGAGGCAAACACCTTCCACCCTCTGAGTGATCCACCACCTAGAATTCAGAGATACGAAGCACATCTATTGATGGATAGATGCATTGATAGCTCGCATGTCTTTTCACGCTGGCTGCTTAATATATAATTGACTTGTAACGCCTAACTTGATCATTGAAAGGAATACATTATGGCTACCTCACATGTTCGTTGGACTGATAAAGAATTTCTTCAAGTAATTCATGCTGCTGCCACAAAGCTAAATGAAGGCTACAATCTAGGCGAAGCATTAGTTAATGCGCAGCAGTGTTTGCCTGAAGAGCGGCAACGCCCCATTGCAAGCTTGTATGCCTCTAAGCAGTTGGTTAAAGCAGTCAGAAAGTTGGCAGATAATCTGGCCAATAAGCCAATCACATTGGCTCAAGTTACCCACCCTGAGCCTCAACCAGAGGCCCCAAAAGATACTTCCATTGAAGACCTAATACAACTTATTGCTGCAAAGTTGGCAGGCGCAATGAAAACAGAGATTGTCAAAGTTGTCAAAGAACTTGAGCACGAGTTTAAAGTTACTAAGCACAATCCTGAATACGAAACAGAGCGTCAAAAGTTGCCAAAGATTGTTATCATTGGTTTACGTGGTGAGCAAGCAGCAATAATTGGTAGAGAATACGGCGCACAATATGCATTTAAGTTTCTACATACTGATGATGCTAAGCATCAAAGTGCTACAGATGCTGATGCGTATTTACTAATGAAGAACTTTATTAGTCATAGCGTTTTTGAAAGATACCAGATATTCAAGAATCATGTCTTGATTGATGGTGGAATGACAGCACTTCGTGGCTGGTTATCAACTGAAGGTAGTAAACTTAAGGAGCAAGTATGACATACGATGAAGCAGTAAAGGCATTTGTTGAAACAGTTGCAGTGATTCAAAAAGATACTCAAACTGATGTGCTATATGCAGCAGTCAATCAAGTTCATAAGCAGATTGAGGCACTGTTTGAATGGAACTTGCAGCAACGTTTTGCAGCCGAGAAAGCAGCGCTAGACACGAATGAGCAAATCACTGAAGCCGAGATTATTCAGTAGTGTACAATTTGTTTGTGCCTTTACAGGAGTTGAAAATGACTACTAAATCATCAAATGGCTTGCAGCCTAGCGATAATTATGTGTACACACCGTCTACTACAGATGTCACAATTCGTTGGCGCAAGTTGCATGGTTGGGTGCCTCCTACGGAAGACCCGACTTACCATAAAAAGTGGGCTGACTTTAGAGTTATGTCAGCTCAAGGTATTGAGAGCATTGGTCGTGCTGCGCCTCAGTTTAACCCATCCGTGGTGAACTGGAAAAAGAAGGGCTTACCAGCATAGCTCAATAAGCCCTTTAAAAAAGGCTCGTTGCAATTTGAAGTCCGGCAACTCCAGCGGTAGGAAGGGGTCTACCTAAGCAACGAGCCTCACGATATCTTGCTCTTGCAGCCATTTAGCTGCGTATTCTTGCGCTGCTTCTGCAGTTAAGCATTCTTCAGTATGCACCAATTCTCCAGCCTTATAACACTTTGCAAGCCATATGCCATTGTTTACAGGCGACTGCATAATAGTTACTGAGTTGATCATGGCGTATCTTCAAATGCTGTTGCTGCAAATGCCTGTGCTTCTTCTTGCGTAGGAAAATAATGCGTTGTTACTGCGTTGTTTATGGTGACATAAACTACCCATTGGTGTACGCAATTATTAACTTCAGTTGTAATTAGAACGCCATCCATTAGTTGCCTCCAATAGTTTTACTTATTAAAGTTTTCAAACATCTCATTAAGTTCTTCTGGCGAAAAATCAGAATAACGAGGGTCATTCATATCGAGAAAGTCTTCCATTAGCTTACGCGGAATGTCTTTGTCTTTATTTACAGCTTCAATAATTTCATACATATCAGCATCTTCAAAACTTGGTAAGTTGTATAGCACATTGCTTAACTGATCAGGGTCAATTGTGTCAACTAATTTAGGTAATGAGTCTACTAATCTATACGCTGCGTCATCATCACCTTCTTCTGCAAGATTGGCGTACTTATCAAGCTTTTTAAGTTCACTTTTCTTAATCTTGCTTTCATCAAGATATTCGCGAACTAATGCGTACCATCTTGTAACGCCATAAGGGTCATCAATTGATTGCGCTTCTTGTGTAATTATGCCTTTAAGCTTATTATGGATTGCGCCAAAGTCGCTTACTTGAGGTAGTGTTTTTTCTACTACTGGCTCAACAGCTTTTTTTGCCAGTGGTGCCAACTCAGATAGTGCGCCTCTTAGTGCAACGTTCTTAGCTGCGTTGCCAGATTTCTTTAAGAACTCTCTACGATCCATTGGCGCAGTAACAAGCTTATTCAATGCAGACTGCGCTTTTGGTACTTCAGCAACAGGCAATGATTGTGATTGCTCAGGAGGTAGCGTAAATAACTTCCTACGAGAGTCATCTACAGGAGTATCTTCAAACATCATTTTAGATTTTAAAGCATTTATTTTTTTAGTAAGTCTGTTTGAAGGCATTACTTACTCCTTTTTCCATATTGCGCCAAGCCACCTTTGGCAAAGACGTCAGGCAAAAATATAAGATCATCATCTTGAGAAAGTACTGGCTTATTTTGAATTGCAGCTTTTAAGCCTTCAATGCCTTGCTCTTTTGTATTGCGCTTAATAGGCTCACGAATTGCTGCACGTGGTTCTATTCTAACTAGCGACTTATTGTCACCAAGGTTTGCCAAAGCACGTTGCCGATGTCTACCTTCATGCCCAGAAATATAGAGCAATGCATCTTTATCACGCTTATTTAAGTTCAAATACGGCACATCGCTAAACCCTGTTGTTTGCGCAATACTTTGCAAATACCTAATGTACTCATTGTAGTTAACAAGTCTGTCACCAATTCTGTACTGTGGACTAGCACCATGAAGATGAATATTTAATTCATTTTCATCATAGCCTTCACGTGGCAACCGTGCCGCAAATGTTTCATACTTACGTGGGTCTGCTACAATAAGTCCAGTTGTATTGTCACCCATAAATGCACGACGAAGTGCATCACTACTAAATGTTTGACCTAAGTTCTTTACTTCATCAGCAGCTCTATCAAGTCGTTTAGCGTTGTATTCGCCACTTTCATTAGCTATCTTAGCTCTAAGCTCTTTAATCTTTTTAGCTATACCGCCTTTTTCGTAGCCTTCGCCATATCTATACATCAATGACTTATTCATAGCATCAACTTGCTCAGGCGTTAGGTCGCCGCCTTCTGAGGGATCACGGCCAGTAAGTTGCATATAGTCTTCCATCCAACCAGATGGGTGGCTCCGAGCCTTTAGAGATTCACCAGTGGTGGTAACGCTGGGCCAATGTGGAATATCATCTTGCTCGATGGCTTGTGGTCTGGCGCCTGATTTCCATGCAGCACGGTAGTTGTAATCTTTATCTTCCAGATTAGGCTCTTCACCGAACTTCTCTTTGAACTTGGTAAACCAGTCAGTGCCACGTACATCCGATTGGAATTGCTGCTCTTCCTGTGGGTTTAGCATTGGCGTCTTGGCTGATGGCGCAATGGTGTAATTAGGCGATACTTGGCGTGCCTCGCTATCATCTTCCATCAATGGCAACGCTGCTATTGGCGCAGCTGCAAATAAACGCTGACCTTGCCCTTTAACTTTCTCAGACATTTGCGGCGTTACATCAAATGAGAAAGCGTTAATTGTAGGTTTTATGTCTGGCTGGTTCTCAAATATATGCCTTGCTAGTTGCGCATATGCTTCATCTTGAGCAAAATCAAAAGCATCTTCAAATAAGCCATTGCCTAAATTAATATCACTTTGAACTGCTGGGTCATTTAAATCGATATTATACGCTGCAGCAATTTCTCTAACTCTTCTATCATGCGCTTCATCGAACAATTCCATTGCCAAGTCATCATATTCTGCTGGGACGTCATTTAGTCGCAAATCACTATGGATGTCACGCCTGCTTCTTTTCTTACCTGAGCCGTACTCAAATTCAGTGCGGCCTGTGTCAGTTGCAAATTCTTTACGTAGATATTCTTTTAAGAAATTCGGCAGTCGCTTATCGTAGAACTCAGTAAAGCCTTTAGCGCCTACAGTAAGACCTTCACCTGATACTGTGCCGTAGTCTTCAGCAAATACTTTATTCGCCACATCTTCGCCTACTACATTTTTAAGAGGCTCGCCTTTCCAGTCACTTGGCCCTGCAATAACAACACCATTCTTATCAATAATAATATTAGGCACACCTGACTTTGATTCAAACTCAATTGCTTTAGACCCTTCAATGTTACCTTGCGTCCACGATACTTGTTGAACTTCAGAACGTAATGAGTCGGTGTATCGCTTTACTTGCTCAAGACCGGGCGATAGCGCGACACGATCATACCCTTCATTAACTGCGTCATCAATAATCTGTTTTAACGCAAGCTCATCATAAGTTTTCTTCCAAGGCAAATCTGGAATGACGCCACCTAAATCTGCTTGCTGCCGACGTAGATCTGCAAGTATTTCAGTGCTAGGTTCTGTGTGATGGGATCGAGGTTGTGCACCACGTTTTGGCTCACCTGTCTGTGGGTCTACTTCAATAACTTTTACTGACCAAGCTTCATGAGCGTACATGCGCTGTACAGCTCTAGTATGGTGATATTCGTCATTTTTATCAGGAAATTCACGTCTTGCTTTCTCTAGATTTTCATTATAAAGATCTAACCATTGATCAGAGTTTTCTTTTATGCCTGGGTTAAACTCAAGAACTTTATCAACCCCGCCATAGCTTTTTACTATTTTGCCGGGTGTAAAGTACTCCGCAAGTTCTTCATCTGATAAGCCTTCATTACGAATTCTTTCAATTTTGTCGTCAAGTTCTTTTGCTATAGCTTGCTTTTCTGGAGTCGCATAACCAAAGTCATCAGCCACTTCTTTAGCAATTTCTTTTTTGCGTGCGTCAGGAAGTTCAATATTGCGAACAATTGCACTTGAATGATAAAGCTTAACGCCTTCTTTTGCCGCTTGTAAAGATTCTGGCGTCCCAGGAAATGGCATGCCCCCAATTAGCGCGCCTGTGTTAGTATTTATAATATCTATGCTAGGCATAGTTGCGCCACTAGGCAGGTCTTCTAAAGGCGTTATTTTAAATGCATACCCTTCAGGCAAGTAGTCTGGATCTGCATCAAGGCGTTTTCTTTCTTGCCTTTTTATTTTATCTTTCTCATTCTCAACGCGCTTTTTAATTTCAGTGTTGCGTACATCTCGAGCTTTTTGATGTGGATCAGATTGCACTTCTTCAACGTACAAAACTTTCTTGCCATCTTTATCTATAAAGCTTTGCTTTCTAAAGTGCGCAGCAACATTTGTCGCAATGTCGCCCCAGTGACCGCCCGGGAAGTCACGTTGTAGAGCATGACCGTATTCTGCAACATACGCGTTTTCAGCTTCTGTAATATCACTAATGCCACGTTGCTTAGCAAATGCTCTTAATTGATCGTACCGTGTAGGCATTTGCAACAATACTTCTTCATAGTTTTCGCCGCCTTTTAATGCTAAGTTGCTAATCTGGCCTGTATCCCCTGCATACTTACTATACACTTGCTTCATATCTGCAATACCGCGTGTAAATTTTAAAAGATCTTTATGTAAATCTTCAAATTCAGACTGAGTAATTTGCCCATAATCTCTTCTATTTTGTGCTCTTTCCATCAATTCAGAAGAAGTAAAGCCACTTCTATCTGGCATTTCATTAGGCTTTACAGAAAGAAAAGGCTTGCCATTAGAATGGCGACGAACTTCAAAATCAACGCCTAGCTTGGTTTTAATATTATCTATACTTACATCATGAAGTGCGCTTGCTTTTTGTATGTTAGCTAAAAAGTCTTCAACGGTAGGCTCAGCTTTTAGACGAATAATATTAGGCGCAGGCGCTGGCCGTTTCTTAGCAATGTCAGCTAGCTCTTCTTTAGTAACAGACGTTTTGCCTTGAAGTGCTTCTTTAATTTTTCTAATTTTTAATTCTTCTTTCTTAACACCCGGCGTCTTTTCGATGATGCTCATCATCTGCTCAGGAGTTCCTTTGCCTTGCTTCAATGTAGCAATGGCGTTATCAACCGCTGAATGAAAAGCAGACTTGCCACCTTTAAGCTTAGTTGCTATACCGCCTTTTTCATAGTATCTAAGATACTTTTTAAGCGGCATTTCTTCTTCACTGTACTCAGGTATGCTGTAGCGCTTTAAACGCTCAGGCATTTCTGTCGGCATAGGGTAGTACTTATTTGCTTCAAGCATTCTTGGCGTATTGTCTTCATCAGCACTGTTCTTGCCACGACGCTTCCAATAGTCTTTGTCTTGATATCGCTTAAGCTTACGCATGAATTCAGCTTGATCCGCTTCAGTTGGGTTTGGCGGCATGTCAGGAATTCTATCGTCATCGGCTTCTACATCGCCACCTTTGCTATACTTAGAAATATTATGCTCTTCAGTACCAGACCCAGGGCCGTATTTACTAATTAATGCACGTAGTGCTTCTTGTTTGTCTGCGTTTTCACTAAGCTTCTCAAGGCCATAACCTAGGCCACCACCAAATGCGGTGCCTACTCCATAATTGATTGCAGTTGGCTTGGCTTTGCCTACTTCAACGATAGGGCTAAAATATTCTAATGGGGCTAAAGCAATTTTGCGTTTAAGTGATGGGGCTTCATTTACTGCTAACTTTGCAGTGCGAAGCTTATTCATCATTGCGCCGGGCACAGGAACTTGAGCCACCATTTCACCTGCAGCTCTTGCAAGATGCTCAGAAAACCCTTTAGGCTCATCAATTTGCATTTTACGTTCTACAGCTTTACGTATTTTCCCCGCTTTTTCGTCTGCTTCACGAGCCCATTCTGGTGCGGTGCCTTCTTTAGCAAGATCAGCAAGAGCTGGTAAGCCCACGGTACCATAATAAATCCCAGGAGTACTGCCCCATTCAGCTTCACCTCGATCATTAACACCCATCCATTGTGATTTAAAACCCGCCTCTGCCTGCTTGGCAAGCTTGCTAGAGCCTTCCATCAAAGACTTAGTTAGCTCTTTGATGCTTTTAACTTTATCGCTCATGCTTATTCTCCTTGCAGCAAACGTTGGAGAGTCTGTTCTTCAGTTTCTTCTGGTGCAGGTTGCTCAGGTGCCCTAGGTATTTCACCACTTGCAGAGCCTACACCTCTAGTAACACTCTTTTGTACAGCATTGGACCGGTTTGCTTCAGCTGCAAACTTACCTGCAGATTTCTCTAGCTGATCAAGTGCAGCATTAATTTCTTGCGGTGTACCCGATTTAAGAATATTGGCAATTGAGTTAGCAGTTTTTTCATCCACTGTTGCACGAGATTGAATTAACTTAAGAACTCTACCAACCATACTACCGGGCCCAGCTGCTGCAAAGTCAACTGCCTCACCTGCAACATCTAATATGCCGGGTGCTTTCTTAAGATCTTCAATTGCCTGCTTTTTCATCTCAGTGCGGCTACCGCGAAGAATGTTTTGCGCGTTTCTAAATAACTCAGACTCACGCATCAATGCTTCTTCAAACAATTTGTAATCTGTTGGGTTATCAAACAAAGCTGCCAAGCGCTTACGTGTTGATGGGGCACCAATAACTCGTTGTGCAGCATTAACTTGATTAGGCGTCTCAATAATTTTGCTTAAAATAGATTGTGCTGCACCTGCACGAAGAGCATCTTTTTCACCAGCAGACATGGTGCCTAGCTCTTTAATAACTTGTGCCGGTGTATTTTTAGGTGATAGGAAGTCTTCACGGCCATATCGTAATGCATCCAGAATCTCAGCATCGCCTTTATATTGCGCCCTTGCAACTTTATATGCTGGTGCAACTTCATCAATTACATCAACAAAAGCATTCTTCAAATCTTTTAAAGCGCCAGCTTCAGCCTTGGATATACTCTTATTGGCGCCGTAGCCTTGCTCAATTAGAGCATCAATACCACGTTTTAGATAATCAAGGGTTCTTACATCTGGTACTTCGCCTGTACGAACCATATTGCCATCAGCATCTTGTGTGTAGATTTGCTGCAATTTAAACTTGCTAGCATCCTCACCACGAAGCTCAGCAGCTCTTGCTTCTTTCTCAATGATATTACGGGCTTGCTCGTAAGCACGCTTAAATGTATTATCTTCAAGGACTGTTGCAATCCGTGGGTCATCAACTGCGCCATGCGCGTAAGCTTGGTCGTAAACAGATTTTGCATTTCTACGAAGTGTAGTAACCAGTTGATCTTCTTTTGCAGTGTAATCAACGCCTTTACCTACGTCACGTTGAGTACGTTGTGCTACTGATTCACGACCTTCTTCAAGTCTATTCTCAAGTTTTTGGCCTAATTGCTTTTTGCCTTTACCTGGGACCGTAACAACTGCTTCAGCAAGAGATGCAGTAGATGGTGAGGTATCAGCCAAAGTGGATTTAACGCCAAGTTGTTGATCTCTTGTCATACGCTGGCGAGCAGCATTGACATCCATATCATCACGACCCATGGCCTGTAATACTTTACGCATCGCAGCTTGTGATACGCTATCAATGGTTGGGTTTAGCTTATCTTTTACTACTCTAATGCCTTTACCTACCAAGTCAGCGCCTTTTGACAGCACAGGCCCAGCAACAGCACCAAAGCCAGCACCCATACCTGCTGAAGGAAGACGCTCAACAAAGCTACCTTCACCTGAGCCTAAGCCAGAGAAGCCGCCTGTTAGCGCGCCAGATGTAGCAAGTTTGCGCATTGTAGGCGCAGCTCTTACAACGTTTGAGTATGCACCAACCTGCCCACCAGGGACCATCATCATAGCAGCCGTAGGTAATATACCACTTGCAATTTCAGTGCTTAGAGCCGTTATAGGGTTCCTCTTGGCAAAGGCTTCGTAGGCAGCACGCTCTTCAGCAACAATATCATCATAAGGACGACCTTCCATTTTTGCTCTAACTCTAGCAATAGCCTCATCGCCAAAGCTCATACCTAGCCCTTGGCCAACTGCACGACCTATATTGGCAAGTGACATATTGCCACTTGTATCAGTGTAGCGGCCGCCTTGTTGCATCTTTACAGGGCCACCTTTTGCATACTCTTCAGGGGCATCAGGTCCGTATGCACCGCCTTTAATGCCTTTCATTCGAGCTTCTGCAGCTTTATAACGACGTATTACCGCAGCCATTGCGTTCTTAATAATAGGCGCACGCTCTTCATGGCTCATAGTTAAAGAGCCTTGCAAATCAGCTAAAACTTTACGCTCACCTTCAGTGGGGTTACCACCAAAGATTGCTTTAAGCTGAGAAAGCATCTGCTCGCCCATAATGGAGTTAAACTCGGTACTTGCAACTTGTGCTTCTGATCTTGAAATGCCAGGGATAACAGTGCCAGCTGCGCGTCGCAGATTTGCCGTGCCGCCTTCATAAGCTTTAGGGCTAAGCTTAAGAGCTTTCTCAAGATTCAATAACGCGCTTTGGCTGCCATTGATAATGTCTTCTTGCTCAAATAATTCTTTTTCTTGCGTTGAAGATAGATGCCTACCTGATTGCTGGATTTTCTTAACCTCAGCAGCAAACTCAGGTGTGCCGGGTGTAAAACCTCTATCAGCTGCCAGCTTACCTGCAGGAGATTGCGCCTTAGGCGTCTTATCAGCTGCGCTTTCATCTTTCTCAGGCTTAATGTACGTGGACTTCTTAATAATTGCTTGCGCACGAATTACGTCAGCTTTAGGGTGCGTGCCGGGCTTCTTTGCTTCATCACCAAGGATCTTATTAGCCCATTGCTCAATGGTTAGGTTCTCAGAAGGCTTTTCAAGCTTAAGTATACCTCTGGCACGAGCAACAACTTCAGGCGTATATGTTCCGGGTGCGGCATCTTCTGCTTTAAGAATCTTTAACGCGTATTGCTCTGCAGTTTCAGCGCCTTCTGATTTCGCAGGTGGCACATAATTAAGTCTTGCAATTCGAGCTTCAAGGCCTGAACGCATTGGGTCGTTTACGTCCATGCCTCTAAGCTGTTCTTGCAATGATTGAAATTCAAATTGCTTTGCTTTAGGCATAGCTTTTTGCATTTGTATGCCAAAGCTTAGTTCTTTCTCAGCTATATTTGCTTTACTTTCAGCATTTGCAAGCTTATACTTCATTTGCAAATCTTCTAGTTGCTGATTGGATACACGTCTTTCTTTATTACTGGCAGACAATACTTTATTAACACCGCTTAATCGTTCGCCCCATGAGCCTGTTCGTGTAGGCTCGCCTAGTGCAGCAGCTATGCCAAACCAATCAGGCTGCTCAAGCTGTTGCTGTCTTTTAAGTAGAGCATCAGTTGCTTGCTTAAAGATTTTGCGCTTTTCAGTTTCAGCAGCTTGCACGCCTGTGCTATACTTAGTAAATTGTGAACGCAACCAATCTTGATTGGTATTACTTGTTGTAGTTACTGGCTCAGTTGCCGTGTCATTAGTTGCTACAACTTCGCCATCAAGCGAATCGTCATCTTCGTATGCGTCATTAAGCGCCATAATAGCCTCAAGGTTTTGTTGGTTGCGTCATGCCACGGTACATTGCGTATGCTTGTGCTAGCTGGGTCAAAGTAGACGGCTGATAAGATGATGCAGGGCCTGTGGTTTCTGTGTAACCACGTGTTGGAATATCCATACCACGAATCGCTTGGTTAAGGAATGCTATATTTTCACGCGGGAAGTCACGTTGACGTAAAAAATCCTCATACAATATATCAAGATTACGTTGTGCTTGAGCTTGCTGTTGGCCGCCAATACCTTCAAGAGCAGCAGCACCGGTAAGACCCAAACCTTGCGCTTGCCTAGCAAGATCACCATATTGTTGACCAAGTTGCAGTTGGCGATTAAGATCTTGCGATGATAATGCCCCTGTAAGTTGGCCCAGTTGAGCCATACGATTTTGATCTGCTGAGGCCATTTGCCCAGCTTGTGTGTAGCCTTGTTGCAATGCCGCTGACTGTTGCGCCAATGTGGATTCTTGCAAATCACGAGTTGCTCTACCTAAAGCCTCACCACTTCGGCTTCCACCAAAAGAACCGCCTGCAATAAACTGCTGTTGAATGGCAGGCATCACATTTTCTTTAAGTTGTCGTTGCGACAGTTGGCCAATACGATCAACAACTTGATTCGTATAGGGGTTCATATAATCGCCAATTTGATCAACTGACCGCTGCGCTGCTGCGTTAAGATACGGTGACGCTGCATTTAAAGCTGAGCCTTGCCCAACTTGCCCAAAAGTTTGACTTGCTTGATTTAAGTAAGGCTGATACGCAAAGGCGGCTTCTTTGCCTGCAGCAAATCCTTGGTTTTGCGTAGGGGAAAACTCAGCTTGTCTAGGGTAAAGATACTCTTGATAAGGCTCAGATGCAATGGCGTTTGCTTTTGAAATAAGCGCCATTGTGTAGTCGTTGTACCACTTTGGCGTATCTTTAGCAGTTTCACCATACGTTGTAACGTTAGGAGATGGGTTGCCTTCAAAAAGAAAATTCTTAAGATTGGCCACGATTAACCTCTTTGTTTAAGAGACGACAAAGGTGATTTTGCATTAGGTGAAAATTGACCTCTTGCAAGTGCGCCACCTTTTTGTTTACGTATATTTTGTCTCATTGACTCAAGACGGTTAGCACCTGCTTTATTAGAACCATTGCCCAATAACGCAACAGTTTCTGCATCAACCACGTATTCACCATCAGATAGCATTGCAGGTATATGATCTGATCGACCATCTTGCTTAATGGAATTCAATCCACCTGAAGCGTACCCGCCTTGAGCCATGTTCATAGGCATTGCACCATACCTATAATAGCTAGGTTCTTGACTATTTAAAGCACCAATTGGCCCACCTGTAGCAACTTTAACTGTGCTATCATACGTTGTAGGCGTATATGTTGTAGGCGTATAGAAGTTATGCTCACCACCTTTGATTGCATATTTATATAAATCAGACTCGTATGGGTTTGCATTACGGTCAAATGGTGTAGGCGTATAGTCGCGATCTAAAGTGTATTGCGGCAAATTAGCATTAAAGGCATCATCACGCTTTTGCTGTTCTTCAGTCTTACCACCTTTATTGCCGCCGGGATCGTCTTTTCCGCCTAGTGCACCAAGTAGCGCATAGCCTGCAAGTGCGTACTCAGGGTTTTTCCATATCCACTTAGCGCCATCCCATATATAGCCACCTGCCTCATCTGCAACTGCACCAGCAAGATTACCAGCTGATTGTAAACCTGTATTAGGCACATCAATTATTGGCGTACCTTGCATATCAACACGTACAAGCTCTGGTGCTGAGCCGGAAGTGCCCACGCTACGCTCTACAATGTCAGGCACATACGCGTCATCACCGGGAACAGGCTTAATAAATTCGTACTTTTTTTGAGGCACATCACTAACACCAGGGTCGTATGGTTTATAACCACCTGCGTCGTCTATGCCTTTCCCTATATCAAATATGGGCTTAGTCATTTGCGATGGAGTACTAGCGTTTTGCATCTTAATTGCATTTAGCTCTCCCGGCGTCGGCTCGCCCATTTGGCGAAGTAACTCATCACTCTTAAGTGCTTCATTTGCAAGCTCATCAGCTGAGTTATATGGCACAAGATCATCATACCCTACAGGGCGTGTTACAGCAACGTCGTCAATACCCATTGCTGCAACATCATCAACGCCTACAACATCATCAAAGCCAATAGGCCGATTTGCCATAACTTGGCTTTCGTCTAGCGCAGCTGCAGCATTACTACCTGTTGTAGACGCGAATGATCGCATTGCGTCATCATAATAATCACCTGGGTTTATAGGCGCACTAAAATTACCCGTCTTAAGGTAATTACTTGTTGCGTTACCTGCCCAAGTTGATAAGCCTGCTACTGCTCCTGCTCTTAATGAGTCGTCCCAGTCATCTCCATGGGATTTATTTACTAAAGTAGTTGCAACAAATGCGCCTATTGGCCCACCAAAAGCAGCACCAGCAGCTTGTACTGTCCAGCCAATTGGGTCTTCTAAAAACGGTTGTACAATTGAGTCATCAACCCACTCTACAACATCTTCAAGGGCGTCACCAATATCGTCGACAGTATCGCCTAAAGCCTCAATAACACTTTCGCCTGTATCGCTTACAAAGTCAACTACGTCGCCAAATGTGTCGCCCACAAAATTACCAAATGATTTAACAGCTTTAGTCATTATTGATCTCCCATCATGCTTTGTGACTTATTAAGTTGCTGCAATGCACCTTGAGGTGGTATTGCGCCTTGAGGCGCACTTTGTGGTGGCATAGGCGCTTGTTCTGGGATTCGCAAAGGCATTTCTTGCGACATATCTGGGCCTTCAATTTCAGGCTTAGGCCCTAGCGTTAAATTAACTCTAAATTGCCCATCTTTTGTTTTCTTTACAGAGTACCCCATGCCTTTTCTAGGCGCATTGCCAACAACAATTCTAAAAAGATTAAGCAAACTTGCATCTGAAAATTCTGTAACAAGAAGCCAAAAGCCATCATCATATGCGTCCATCACAAATTGGTAGCACGATTGTAAATAATTTTCAGCAGTGTCTGCGTTGACTGCTCTAAACATACCTACGCCTGGGTTTTTTGCAGACCCATGTATAATAAAAAGTGTATTTCCGTATCTATAAAATCTACCGTTAGGGTCTTCAAGTTCTTTTATATACATTGAAATGATAGATTCAAGCGGAATGTCTTCATCTGACGCGCCTCCTTCAGCGTACTTAAAGATTGCAGGAACATCAAGTTTAGTTTGCTTACTATCAAAAATAGGCATAATTAAATCCTTATATAATATTTGCTAGCGCATCACCAGCAGTTTCAGGTGAATGCTTTTTATGCTGCATAAGAAAATCATACATATCTTGTACAGTAATCGCGTCTAAAGATTCAGCGTCCTTATTGTCAATTTTAAACGCATCACACATATGCATATGTATCAATAGCATATCTAAACTATCAATGCCAGAATCAAGTAGCGTATCAGACATAGCAGTCACGCTAGTGTATTCATCATCTAACTTTTTTGCGCTTGTAGCTACTGCATTCAGTAGCTTCAAAAATTCTTGTTCACTCATGACATCACCTGTGCAAAGCGACTAGCCCACTCACGCCAGTCAGTAAAATATATTGGATTAGGCGGATTCTTTTGGCTAATCCCCGAAATAACACAAAAAGATGTGGCCCAATTCTGCCACTCTGCTTCATTTTCTAACCGAGGTATTGGGCCATATTGGTCTAAATCCAGACAAATTTGATCGGCCCAATCTCGTAGCCCAATTATAACTGGTAAAGTTATCAATTTGTTGCTCCAAGCACGGTTCCATCGGCTTCTGCTATGTGAATCAAAACCTGCCCCATCTGGTAGTCGCCGTTAATTATATTAGACTCAAACCTAAATCTCATTTCACGTCTAATTTCTTTAAAGTACACAACTTGCTCTTGTGGAGTAGTTGCAGTATCTGCAAACACCATGGCTTGACTGTAAATATCTTTGGCTCTAGCGTTTGATCTACCTACAATTTGAACAGTCATATCTCCTGTTTGCACAAAATCTGGCTCAACAAGGTCGCAACGAAGCGACTTATTTTTACCTGAAAGCACCGGAGCGCTAAGGTCAGCAGTCTCAAAATAAGATTGTATTGCATTAATGGTACTAACATCAACTTCATCTACTCCTACTTCATGCTGCCAAAGCTTATAGTTGTCACTAGTGTAAGTAATTCGAATATCACCAGTTTGTGTGGTTCGAATATCGTTTGCTTCAGTTATCCTAATCCCTGGGTCAAGATTTATGCCGTAGAATTTAGCACCTGCAAGCAATGGCGTAGCGTATTGAGTCGTGAATTCGCCTGCTGATCTACCGCCTATAGGCAGTTCAGTGTCATACCATGTTTGTTCTCGAACGTTATAAATAACAGCATGCGAGCATTCTGTAGCGTCACCTCTTGGGTACGCCCACCAGATTTCACCAAAACGAGGCACTTTCCAAGCAAACACTTTTTGTGCTTGAGCCCTATTAAGCCCGTCAAAAAAGTGGTTAATATTCATGTTGTTTTCAATATCACGAACAACGCCATTGAACATTAAAAACCTATCAACGCCTAGCCAAAAATAGACGCCATCGTATTCAATAATTGAATTTGGCGACAGAATTGAGCTTTGTGAGCTAATAGTGTCAAATTGGAATGTTTGAGTTCCGCCTACATAAGATGCTCGTACAACAGCATCAGTTGACCAGTAGAGGCCCGCTGGGGCATTTCCCGGGCCGCCCCTTAGGGGTAACCCACGTACAATCTTTTGCGAAGCTACGCGTGCATTACCTGAGCCTATACCTGTTAAATCATACGGATTGCCCGGGACAGACCAGCCAATTGAGCCATCTGTTCCAAAAATAGTTAAGTAAGGGTGCAATACACAAACCCCACCTGTTGCAGAAAACCCAGAAGGTAGACCTACTTCTTCAAGCCGATCAGTTGCTCGAAGATCACCAACAAAAACTTGTCCACCTTCAGAGTTGTACAACGTGGAATTATTTTGCGCAACTTGAGCAATAATTTTATTGGAAGGCTCAAGACTAATAGAGTCGTATAGCACATCAAATTGCCATGCGTTATTAGCATTGACGTTTAATACAACAGGTGTTCTATCGGAAACTGCACTGGCATTACCATTTTGGTCTAGTGTAAATCTTTCAAGATACCCTTCACTTCCTGAGTGAACATACGTATACCCATTCTCTGTATACGTCTTAAGACCTCTACTTATTTCAGATAAAAAGTTACTAACAACTTTGTACCCAGCAATCTTTCTAGGCAACCCTCGCTGAAAGCGAACCCACTGGCCATCAACGTAATAGTCGCCTTCATACTTAGTGCCATCACGTTTAATACCCGGTTTAGAACGTAAAACCAGTGGTAAAGTTGACATTAGAACGCACCCCCATTAATTGGATCTAGTCCTAGATTTATAAGCGCGCCTCCGGCAGTAATAGCGCCTGTGCCACCTTGCGCAATAGGAATTGGAATACTAATACCACCAGTGTCAGCAGCAACTACTTGAGTACCGTTACTGTACAAAATAGCTGATGACGTTTGACTGACTGCAACACCTGATGTGCTTGCCGTTTTAATGGTAAGAGAATATGCACCTGTTGTTGAATTTGTTACCCAGTACTGTTGCACAGTATTCGGAACAATTACTGTTCTATTGCCTGTTAGCACGCCAGTAAAATTATATGCAACACGATTAAGTTCTGCACCAGTTAATGTGTATGCGCCAGTTCCAGCAACGTTTACTGTTGTGTAGTCAAACGCAAAGATTGCAGACTTACCTAAGCCTAGTGTGTAGTAGTTTGTGCCGTTTGTTAGTACAATACACGAATCAAGCGGTTGCAATACTACAGTCGCTTGCGTATCAATTGTGTTTGCACCAGTTGCTGCAACAGTAATAGTACCTGACCCTGCATTCTTTACTTGTATAAACCAATTGTCACCTGCAGTAGATGCTAAAGGCAATGTAAAAGTACCTACGCCTCCTGTCCACAAAAACGTAAGTGCTCTATCAGGTACTGTAATTGTAAGGTTTGTAGAGTACGATACTATTGGCATTGCTTGAGATAGCAATGAGCCTAGCGCAATAATGCCTGTGCCTGCCAATGCTGCTGCATTTTGCGCGGATATTTGAGCGCCAAACTGAAATGCTTGCCACGATCCGGCACTTGTTGTATTGTTAGTTAGGTATAGCTGCCATGTGGTGCCTGCTGCAACAGTTAGAAGCGTTGTACCAGCACTATTTGTAACAATATAAGCAGTGCCGCTTATATTAGTAAATAAAACAGCTTGCCCTGTTGATACTTGCGTAGCATCAGGCATTTGAATTTTATATGTTGCATTAGGGGACGTAACGTCCATAATGCCTGCAAGAATATTTGTATTGGAAGATGTCTCAGTAGGCCATGAAAATATAGTAATCGCTTGAGAAAGCGTTACCGCTGCGTATGAAACGCCTGAAGGCAAAATATTATTGCCACCAAAGATGTTTGTAAAAACAGTCATAGTTAAGCCTCTGTACGAGTAGTTGATCTATCAGTAATCTTCTTAATGTCTTCAGTGTTCAATGAATCTACTGACATTTGATAAAACTGCTGCCATACAGGAATGCGCTCATCATTCTTTAAGAATGGCGTAGCTTCAAGCAATGTCCCATATAGCAATGCATTTGGCGCGTAACTGGTTAGCCAATTTTGTTGAAACGTGTCATCAAGTAGAGGCGGCAACTCGTAGTAAACTATTTCAATTGGGTAAGCCTGATCAGGAGTTCCTGCAAAAAGCCAATGGGTATAATCGTAATCTGCGTAAAATTGAGGCTCACCTGTCACAGTTTGATCAGGCCAATACGTTCTGCAATATTCATAGCTACGAGTAAATAGCGTCTTGCGGCTATTATTTAGTGTGCCAATACCAATGTTTATTGAGATCGTTTCACGCCACCGATCTGGCTTTGGCATAACTGCAACGTTTGCCGTCATTGATGTTGTAACAACAGTCTGAAAGCCTTGCAACTTTAAATCACGTGCAATGCGACGCTCAGCCAAGTTAATTAGCTTTGGGATCTGCTCGTATACGATTGGGTCAGTTGCAACAGATGACCCACGTTCCAGATAGTTTTGCACGTCTGTTTTTAACGACGCAAACGTCATTGCTTGTGGCATTACACATTCCTCTCAAAATGAGGGCAATCAACAAGTGACTTAAAATTGCCACCCCATCGATTTTTAGAATATAGTGACTCCCAATACGCACCAAGAGGCGCAAGTATTTGCTTGTCCCAAATAATCTTACCGTCTTTAAAAAAGTTTAAATCCATGGCGCATCGCTTAAGATGAATTGAATTCATCGTTTTGCTGCGGCCAGTTTTAAAGTAGATAGCTTGCTGTTCAGGCGTACGAGCTAGTTCACCGCCTGTTACTACAAAGCCTTGCTCTGTAGCGTATTGAATAAGCTTGCAAATATCTAAAAGAAACGCTGCTTGGTCTTTAACAAGGCTCATTTTTTGCTCCTTAGTTCTGCAAGTTTCTCAATTGTACGACCGCCAAAGTACGCGCCCATAATTAGCATGCCCCACTGACCAAGCAAATTAACATACGCTTCATTAGCGTTATACCCAAATGCCGACATCATTGCAAATAAGAAATAGCCCGTAAAAATAGCAATTAAGCTCATAGGTCGAATGTTCTTGGATAGCCATGAATCAGACGCCATATCAGCATCCCATCTATTAGACACATTATTATCTTCATTCTTAGCAGCATCTGCAAATAATTGCAGCTCTGCTAATTCCATCTTAGCTTTTTCTATACCTAGCTCTAGTAAACGCTCTTCATGTTCATATTGGAGCTGACGTAGATTCTCAACGTCTGCAGGTGTAGGATTGTCAGGTATTTTTACGCCTAGCGTATTTTCTACAACTTCTTTGCCTTTTGCTTGAATAGCACTAGACAAAAGTGTAAGGCCGCTTTCGGCAAGTGTTCCAAGTAGTGCGCCAATAATTGGGACCATTTATTATTCTCCTTGCATTTCCATTAAAATTTTAGCTCGTAACTCACGCATTTTACGTATTTCTTGCATTGCTGCCATTGTAGCGTTATTCATATCCATGTACATAATACCCATCACTGGGAGAGCAATTACTAACACAAAACACAAGACCACCACGGCGAGGAGTAAAGACCACGGTACGTGTGGCTCGTTCGAATCAGAATCATTAGTCCGATGTACCACATTACGACGAAAAAGATTAGGCCAACCCATACTGCGTTTTCCTTCATCTGCTCTATTGCTCGCTTACGTCTTGCTTTTTCAGCTTGCAGTTTTCTATATTCTTTTTGCTTTGCTACTGTTTGTTCTGCAGTAATTTGCTTACGCATTTTTTCAAACCGAGACCACAAATCTTTTAATTCGATTGGTGTTCTATAAATCATTTCTTCACGAATCTCAGTTTGCATTTGCTCAAGCCTTGTTCGTATTAAAACTCTTTGCAAAGCTCTTTTGCTTACTGAATCTTCGCCTGCATATACTTCTTGTGCCTTTTGCTCTTCTTCCCAAAATGCATGCTCGATCTTGTCATGTGCATCAAAAAACGTACTTAAGTGCTCGCCAATAACAGCAATTGTGTCATGTGGATCAGCCTTTGCTATTTCTTGAACTCTCTGTACTTCTTCATTGTACTGAACCTTTTGCGCAGGTGTAGGATTGTCTAGCTTTTGAAACTGCAACTTAAGATCGTCCAATACTCCTTTAACTTCACCTGCCGTGCTTTTAATATCTTTGTAGAGTTGACACCCCTTTTTCGCCATAACGATGGCCGCGTTGGCTGCCGCCAGTAAAGTAAGCGGGTCAACCACATTACTTATCTGCCTTGTTATCTAGCTTATCAAATATTTGCTTTAGCATATTTTTAATCTCACTAATATCTATACGATAATCTTCTTTTTGCACGTAAATCATGGGCAAGTCAGCAACTTTGTCTTCAAGACGCACAATTGCTTTTGATATGTTATTAAGAATCCAGCCACCAAAAAAGCCAGCAACTGTAAAGCCTACATTAATTAGAAATTGTGGTTCCATTACATTCCTTGAATTGCTGATTGATTGTTAGCGCGTAAAGCATAAATAAACATTACCATACCCGGGCCACCGC